GAATTTTAGGAGAATTTATGCAAATCAAAGTATTTAATTGTCCGGATAAAAACTTTAAACCTTATGTTGAAGAGGCGGCTAAATTTTATGCAAACGAATTGATTGAAAATAAAAGAATCTTAAAAAACTGTTTTACTAAAATCCGTTTTGATGCTAAATTAGATAACTATGGTGTCGCTGGTGTTGAAGAATACAATACTAAGAATCAGCCTAGAGAGTTTTTAATTGAATTACATCCTGGTATTGGTGCTAGAAATATACTGTCCACTTTGGCTCACGAAATGGTACACGTTAAACAATATTTGAATGGTGAATTGAATGAAGAAATGACATTGTGGAAAGGTAAGAAAGTAGATTCCGATAATATGGATTATTGGATACATCCATGGGAGATTGAAGCTCATGGTGTTGAACAAGGTCTAATTTACAAGTTTATTACCATCAATCATTTGTGGGATGTATTTGAAGATTTTAAAGATCCTGCCACTCCTATAGTTTCTAGACCAATTAAATGGAAATAATATGTAGGTGTGACCCGAAAGGCTAGGGAGCAGATTGCAAATCTGTTACATGCAGGTTCGACTCCTGTCACCTACTCCAGAATAGTTGACTAAACTGCTTGAGAACTAAAGTATTACATTTGCCATTTGATCCAATTGTGTTATACTAGAGTTTCTTTAGTAGATAAGGAAACAAAAAGATGGAATGTAAAAAGTGTAGATTTTGGCATTGGCCTAATAATTACAGAAAGCATCCAAATGCTCCATGTAATCCGAATTATGTTCCGTTGAAAGAGTAAGAAAAAGGAGTGTTGTCATCGTACAACACTCCAGTTGACAAAAAGATTTAATTGTGATACAATTGAACCTGTTCTTTAAAAATTTGAGGTAGTTTTGCTCGGTTCATCTAGAGGCCTAGGATAGTGCCCTTTCACGGCATTCACACCGGTTCGAATCCGGTACCGAGCACCATACTAAAACACATTGGGTTACCAACTCCAGTAGGTGACTGGCAGAGCATCCTCAGCAGCCGTGCTGACTCTGGCCATAATCACAAGAAGCCTTCCGATGGTGCTGGATTAAGTTGAAGTGTAATGTGGACAATGCCTTATCGGTGGACGGCACCGTGAGAAGACCCTGGTGGTAACGGCATTGACATCCTAATGTGTTTTAGTATGGTAGAGGTTATAAACAAGTCATTTAGTAAAGAGAGGCATAGGCGACCTCTCCTACCATAGTCATTTATTTTGCTGATGTAAGCCATGGGGTAAACGTCAACCCTGAGTAACTATATTAATAAACGGTAGTGTGGCCACCAATTCCGTTGAGGTATAGCAAATAGTGCGTCAGCAAAACAAATGATTTTGGTCCCATAGTATAGCCTGGTTATTACAGCGGCTTGTCACGCCGTCAACAGGGGTTCGAATCCCCTTGGGACCGCCAAAATTTATGTACGTGTGACCCGAACGGCTAGGGGGCAGATTGCAAATCTGTTTTATGTAGGTTCAACTCCTATCACGTACTCCAGTTTGTTGGGGGTTCGCCAAGAGGTAAGGCAGCGGATTTTGATTCCGCCATGCATAGGTTCGATCCCTATACCCCCTGCCAAGCCCCTGTAGTTAAATGGTATAACAGTTGATTTGTAATCATCCGTTTGCAGTTCGATTCTGTGCTGGGGCACCAGTTGCCAAAGGTACATATATAATATATAATACAAACAAATACGAGTATAATAAAGACTTTTTGATTGATTATATAACAAAGGAATAATATGTACACACCATTGAAAGATAAAATTATCGTAGAGCGTATTCAACCGCTTAGAGAAACCGCTTCAGGTATCATTTTAAAATCAGCAGTAGAACCAGATAGAGCAAAAGTAATTGCTATTGGTCCTGATGTTGATGAGGTATCAATTGGCGAAGAATGTTTGGTCAATTGGAATGCCGCAATAAAAATTAAAGATGAAATATATAGTATTCGGATTGAACATGTAGTTATGGCTTATGTTCCTGAATAAGTAAAAGTGATGCGAGTATGATGTAATGGTAACCTGAAACCTTGCCAAGGTTTATATGAGAGTTCGATTCTCTCTACTCGCTCCAGATACCATGCGGATTTAGTTTAGTGGTAAAACTAAAGATTTCCAATCTTTTGTCAACAGTTCGATTCTGTTAGTCCGCTCCAAAACCTAAATAAAGGTTTACTACCTCAAATTTTGTATTGATGATAGTTTGTTTATGACTGCTAATATAAACTTAACACATCAATCAAATGCGTTTCACAAAAAATATACTAGAACAATTAGAAAATGTGCAAAGTATAGGAAAGTTTTTCTTATACGTTTTTTTATTTGGCTTAGCCATTTCAATTGGAGTTATTACTTTAATCTGGTGGGGCCTCAAAAGTAGGTTTCTTTGATCTCTCGATGTAATTCAGAATTTCTCTTTTACGGAGTTCTTGTAAGGCATATTGATTCGTATGGTCTTTAAGACCAGGAAATCTTTTTTCTGCATCATAAGCAATGAATGCCATCATACAACCTATAAAAAATAATATCACAAGAAAAAATACACCAAAGTAAGCATCTGCTCGGAGACTTGCCATAAATCTGGCTTTTCTAGCCGCATCAGCTGCTTCCATTCTCATTTTTTTGGCAATAAGAACTTTTTCTTGTTCACCAAGTTCTTCCATCATTTTATTAACATCAGACCATAAAGCACCAAGTTCTTTTGGACTTTGATAAACAACCAATTCACGTAAATCTACACTCATTTGTTCTAATTTCTTTTTCATTAGAACACGCTGCAAGGCTCTTTTACCTAGGCTGGCATCACCTTGATATATGTGTGTTTTAGCATGTTTTTCTTCTTCTTCTAAAACAGTCTTACATTTATGGAAAGCATCAAAGAATTCACCAAGTCTCTCACCAATTTCGGCATAAACATCATCAGTTTCTCCGCCTTTTTTATTGAGTTCAATTATTTCATTTTTCTTTTCTTGTAAAGCCTTCTTTTGTTCAAAAGATGCTGGTTTGTCTTTGTGTGCTTCATGAAATTGCTCGTCAAGATCCTTGAGGACGCCTTTAACGTCCCCAGCCGCACCTTTAATATCTTTGTAGAGTTGGCAACCTTTTTTAACAGCAGCTACAGCCGCATTTGCCATTGCAAATAGTGTAATTGGATCCACGGTTCTATATGATTTTTGTTATTTTCACCTACAATAAAATGATAGTAAATTTAACAGGAACTGCTTGACAGTTCAGACGAAATCATATATAATATATTATTATTTATCTATTGGAGTTATTATGACAATTCAAATATTAAAATTAATTACAGGCGAAGAGGTACTAGGTGATTCGGAGATACTTTCAGGAAAATGGTATGTCACAAATCCTGTAGCCATTCAGATTGTACGTGGTAAAGATGGCGGTCCTAACGTAGGATTAGCACCATTCCCGTTACATGCACCACAAGTCAAAGATACTAAGATTGCCATACCAGTGTCGAGTGTAGTATACTCTTATGTACCTGCTGAAGATTTTATTAATAATTATAATCAAATCTTTGGTGCTGGTATCGTTCTTCCTAAAACTCCCCAAATCATCACAGGTTAATGTCAACTTTCTACACAAATGTTCAATCTAGTGGCAATCATATTCTTTATCGTGGTATCAAAAACGGTAAAAGAATACAGGCCAAAGTAGATTACGAACCATGTCTCTATACTCCCACAAACAAACCAACTCCGTTTAAGAACCTAGAAGGTGAATTTCTTACTCAAAAAAGATTTGATAACATCTTTGATGCAAGAGATTACCTAAAGAGGTTTGAAGATGTAGGTGGTTCTAAAGTGTATGGTCAAAATCGTTTTGAGTATGCATACATTGCTGAACAACATCAAGGCATGGTCGATTATGATTATGAAAAGGTATCTGTAGCCTTTATTGATATTGAGGTTGGATCTGAAAATGGTTTCCCAGATCCATATGAAGCCAATGAACCTATCACAGCCATTTGTATTACATTCTTAAATGGCATGACATATGTTTTTGGTTGTGGTGAATATACCAATTCTGATGATAATGTTACTTATGTTAAATGTAAAGATGAATGGTCTCTATGTAAAAAGTTTTTGATGGTTTGGCAAGCAAATTGTCCAGATGTATTAACTGGCTGGAATACAGAGTTCTTTGATATACCATACATCATCAATCGTTTCAATAAGATACTTGGTGATACTGAAACAAAGAAGTTATCTCCATGGAATTACATTGCTGAACGAAAAGTAATCAACATGGGCCGTGAAATGGTTCATTATTTGATTACTGGCGTAGCTTGTTTAGATTATATTGAATTATACAAATGGTATGCTCCTGGTGGAAAGTCACAAGAGTCTTATAAACTAGATGCCATTGCTAATGTAGAACTCGGTGAACGTAAACTATCATATGATGAGTATGATAACCTACACGCTTTGTATCGTTTGAATTATCAAAAATTCATTGAGTATAACATCAAAGACGTACAGTTGGTAATGCGCCTTGAAGATAAACTCAAATTAATTGAGATGGCGGTAACTTTGGCTTATGATACAAAGTCCAATATGGATGATGTATTTGCACAGACTCGTATGTGGGATGCCATGACAAATGCCTATCTTGGCGAGAAAGGTATTATTGTACCACCAAGACGTATTAGTAAAAAGACTGAGGCATTTGAAGGTGCTTATGTTAAAGATCCACAAGTTGGTCTACACAATTGGGTAGCTTCGTTTGACTTGAATTCTTTGTATCCACACTTGATGATGCAGTATTCCATTTCACCAGAAAATCTTGTGGAAAGAAGTTATATTTCTGAAAGAAAACAAAAACTAATTGAGGAGTTAAAGTTGAGAAATACTAAGCTAGTCGAATCCGAGCAAGGGGACAAGAATGTTTAGTGATGTAAAGGAATTAACAACCGAAGAACTTCAAAAAGAACTTCAGGCCATAGAATTGTTTGAACAAGAAATTAGTAAAGTCAACGTTAATAATATGTTGAATAAATCTATTGATACCTCATTTCTCGTTCCAATGAAATGCACACTCACCCCCAACGGCCAATTATTTCGTACAGATAAGATTGGTTTCTTTCCACAGATGTTAGAAGAAATGTATGAAGACCGTAAGAAGTTTAAGAAGTTATACCTGAAAGCGAAACAGGAGTATGAGAATGAAAAAGATCCACATAAACGTAGAGAAATTGAAAAACAAATTGCAAAGTATAATAATCTCCAATTGGCTAAGAAGGTTTCTCTTAACTCTGCTTATGGTGCTTTGGGCTCTCAGTACTTTCGTTTCTATGACTTACGTATGGCTTTGGGTGTCACTTCTGCTGGTCAACTTTCTATACGTTGGATTGAAGGAAAGATTAATGACTACATGAATAATCTTTTGAAGACAGATAAAGATTATGTAATTGCATCCGATACTGATTCTATTTACCTGAGACTTGGTGAATTGGTTGATACTGTGTTTGATAAAGACCAACAAATGAATATCAATCGTATGATATCATTTATGGATAATGTATGCGAGAAGAAGATTCAACCATACATTGATAAGTGTTATAAAGAGTTGGCTGATTATGTCCATGCTTATGCACAAAAGATGCAGATGAAACGTGAAGGTTTATCTGACAAAGGTATCTGGACTGCCAAGAAACGTTATATTCTTAATGTGTATAACAATGAAGGTATTTGGTACAATGAACCTGACCTGAAAGTTATGGGTCTTGAAATGATTAAATCTTCCACTCCATCTATTGTACGTGAGAAGATGAAAGAGGTAATCAAGTTGATGGTATCTGGTACAGAAAAAGATGTACAAGACTTTTTGGCAAAGTTCAAAGCAGACTTTAGTAAACTACCGGCCGAAGATATATCTTTTCCTCGTGGTGTGAATGGTCTAAAAGAGTATTCTGATCCTGTCAATCTATACAAGAAAGGTACACCAATACATGTCAAAGGTGCTTTGTTATATAATAAACACCTAAAAGAGAAAGGTCTTGAAAAGAAGTATCCATTGATTCAGTCAGGTGAAAAAATCAGGTTTACTTATTTAAAAGTACCAAATCATTTTCAAGATACCGTAATATCTTTTCCTGGTAGATTACCAACTGAGTTTGGGCTTGACGAATGTATAGACTTTGAGTTACAATATGAGAAATCGTTTCTAGAACCCATTAAAGTCATTCTTGATTGTATGGGATGGAAAACAGAACAAGTGAGCTCACTAGAGGACTTCTTTACATGATATTTTTGACATTCTTGACGGCATTAGCATTATCTGCCGTATCGGCATATTTTTCCGTGGTTGGTATGGCATCAATCTTTCCTGGTGCCTACTGGCCTGTTATTCTTATGTTCTCTATTATTGAGATTGCTAAAGTTGTAACAGTATCGTGGACATATCGTAATTGGTCAAATGCACCATCAAGTTTAAAGTATCCATTCATATGTGCCGTTATTGTACTGATGCTGTTTACTTCAATGGGTATATTTGGTTTCTTATCAAAGGCTCATTTGGAACATTCTGCTGAGGTAGGACCT